ATAATGACAATCCATAGAATTCATGAGGAATTTCAATTGGGTTAAGGATTGCAATTGGGATATAAGAGCAGTCTTCTTCTTCAAGAATAGTATTGCCTGCCTTAATGACATGCTTTAATTCAGCAATACCATCACCATCACGGTCAGAGCGAATCCAGCATTCAACCACAGTAATAGATATATTAGCTTCATCTTCTTCGTCATCAGAATTAATCCAATTATCTTGTCCAGCAGATTGCTTACGAGCATATGACTCTAGTGACCACTCTGAGTCTCTGAATGAAGCCTCTTCACCCATCTCAGATAGATCGCCTTTAAAGTCTGGCCAGTTAATTCGAATCTCAGATCTAGTCATGTCTGTAACCAAACCAACAAACTTAGCGTCTGTTACTGATTCTGCACCCTTGTCAATTAAAAATGACTCAGGAGGAATATTAGTGATCTTAACGCCAGATTTATCAATCTTACGTCTTAGTCTAACATCTTCATAGATTACGGTATCCCCCAATTCTAAATTGATGAATTCGCTTTCTTGAATTTTAAGATCTCCAACAATCTCAACATTTGTATCAGAAAGGATTTGATCTAGCGCCTCTTGTTGAATTGTATCGTACTCTTCAACTTCGTAATCAAATCTCTCTTCCCATCCCCAGGTTAGCGCACTGTTACCGAATACAACCGCACTCTTGATCCATGTTTCTAGCTTAGTCCAGCCATTAGGATTCGAATTAAAGAGGCAGTAGTTAACTACATCCGAAGCAATCTGGGAGGCTTTAATTGAAGCCACTTCATTGCTATACGGGGTGAATAATGCTAACTTATTGTTATCAAGTAGTAACTTAGTTAACAGTGCGGTATAACCTTCAGCAATCTCTGCTGAATCTGATGAAACGATTTTAGATACGCCTTGTGGAGAAAGATCTCCTTTAGCCTCTAAGCTCATTTCATAAATTGAATTTTCTCTTCTCTTTGAAGCGTCTGATGAACCTGTGTAACCCCCTGAGGCATTACGGATATTTCTGTCAATCGCATCGATCAACATGTCATCATCTACTTTTTCTATTTTATGTTTGCTCATTCGCTCGCTCACTTATAACCATTTAGTATCTGGGGCTTGATATTGAGAATTCAATTCTCCCCAACTAAAGGTTTGATTTGTTAAAGAATGACCATGGGTTCGATAAGCCTCGCAAGTAATTGCTAAACTCATCACCATATCGTCATGATGCCCTACTGAAGCTTCTGCCTTTCCTTGTGGAGTAACAATAAAGTTTCTTAATTCCTCTATTGCTAATACACTAGGTATTGCTATGTCTTCATCCTCAATCATTCGTCTTAGATTAGAGATAATTGGGGCTCTTGTTGCTGTTGTTGTTTTAAACCCTAAATGATTAATACCATCAGTTGTAGTATTGGCTGTCTTTCTTTGTTGATACAAATTTGGATAGTTCATACCAAACAATTGCTGGACAGTTGCAATTCCAATTGAGTTTGCTTCAGGACAAACTAAAGCATTATTAAACCATCTGCCTAGGTAGAATAAAATCTTACCATACCTTACAGGATCTACAATATTGCTTCTATAAATCGCTACTACTTCCCTATCTGAATTCATTACTGTAGCTACAGAGTAATCTCCCTTTACACCTAAAGCGACATCTGCTCCGATTAGATACTTTGAATCCTTTTGTGGAGCCTGCCAAATAGAAAGATTTCCTTCACTTGATTCGTCAAAGGCCGAATAGCTATCGTTATATTCTCGGATACTCTCAGGATCATAAGGTACATACCTATCCAACACTTCCTTACTGAATACTGAACTGCCACTTTGTAGAAAACTCTCTTCAGCTGTAAACGGATATTCCTGCTTAAACATCGCTGTGGATGTCTCAGAAATCTTAATCCGTCTCCAAAAGATCTGGTCATTATCTAATTCCCATTTCTCTTTAATCTTCTGTTCTTCAGGAGTTAATTCTAGGTTATCTGGGCTTGTTAATCTATATTCATCTTGCAAATACCAAGGTACAAATAAAGGCGTAAAGTTACCTTCCCCTTTCTCTGCCTTGTTCCACAAATCGTAATATACGCCTTGTGCGCCATTAGATGTACTATTGATAATAATAATACTGCCTTTAGTAAGCGCTACAGACTGAAACAAACCTGCCATTACCTTTTCAGCATTCTGAAAGAAAGCAGTTTCATCACATAGTAGCGCTGTATTAGTAGTACCTCGACCTGGGTTATCTGCACCTGCAGTAAACAATCTAAATTTAGAATCATTCTTCTTAAAGACCATTTCCCTTTTATTCGATACCCCTAACTCTGGCTTAACATTATCTGGAAGGTTCTCCCAGAATGTCTTACTCATACTGAAAATACTCTCAGTTGTGGGCTTATCAAGAGAAATAATTACTGCTCTAGTATTCTTAAAGAATAAAGTTCTATGAAATATCAAAGCACTAGAAATAGTTGAGAATCCAGCCTGTCTATACTTACTAATAATCATTCGTACATAGCCGATTTCTTTCATCTGCCTGTTGTACTCATCAACAACTACCTCTTGGGCTTTGTTAACCTTTAGGCTAATCAGCCCTTTGTCTGCATCCTTAGGATAAATCATCAAAGCTTCTTCTATGAAAGCCTTTGGATTATTCTTCCAGCGTTTCCATAGCTTACGCTTCTCTAACTCAGCGAGTAACTCTGAAGCTTCTCTATTTACAGCCATTATTTCTTCTTATTCTTTGAGCCTTTAGGTCTTCCAGGCTTTCTTTTAACCCTAGGCTCTAATTCTTTTACTACGCTCGGATTCCAGTCTCCTGTGTCCTTCCAAGCTTTCTTACACCATGCAATGATATCTTTCAACAAATCAATCAGCTTTTGCATCTTATAGCCTCCTTAGTTTTTATATGTTATGTCCTTTTGGGGTACCTAGATCCTTTAGTTATTGACAATCTTAAATAATCTTTCTTCAATCTCTTTATTGGATAAATCCTCAACAGTGTTCTTATTAACCTCTTTGGCGTCTTTAGTTGCTTCCGTATACTTGTTAATCTCTCTAATACAGTCTAGAGCCATCTTATCTCCAGCGGAAGTATTCTGAGCTACACTCCTTTCCAAAAGCATCATCAACACTACTGAATGAGGGATCTTCCCATCTTCCAATACCATCTTCTTCATTGCTTCTTCTACTGAAGGAACTTCTGTATTCTTATTTTTAGAACCCTTCTTTCTTCCAGCAGGGTTTCCAGACACCCCTTTCTTAAATCTAAAGGCTTTACCATGCTCCTTAAGTCTCTCTCCACCTTCCACTCTGGCTTTAATCTTTTCTTCAATAGTGGCCTTCTTTCTTGGCATATATATCTCCTTGTATTAATTAAGCTTCGTATTATATCTGTGTAGTGTCTATAGGCTCTCTAAAATGTATCTGTGTAGCGTCTGTGTGTTCTCTCAAATGTATCTGTGTAGCGTCTGTGTGTTCTCTCAAATGTATCTGTGTAGCGTCTGTGTGTTATTATATATACCGTACCCCATGTTTATATTCACACACCCCCTTCCCTCTAGTATCGCTTGTGTACACGGCGAGCAAGCTCTTGTGTCCACTAGATGAATCTTCATTGATTCTTTTTTAACAACACAGGAGTGATAATATGCAAGATGAAATTCAATACAACCAAGACAGTTCTACTGGAGACGGTAGAGACTCTCATGTCCTAGATTGGTTCATGCAAAAGATTGAACCATTCGATGATGATCAAGGAGAAAGAGAGATGCATGACTATCTCGAAAACCTTGATGAAATCCACACCTAACAACTTGGAAGACACGTTGTGTCTTCTAGGTAGATTCTTTTAACAACAACAGGAGTAACAACATGAAACTTAGTAACAACAATCCTTACTCACTGCAATCAATGGTAAATCACTTTACTCATGATGGCTTTGGTAATAAACTTTCAACTAACGACCAGGAGGTCACTATGGATATCAATTCAACAATCGTTCACATTGATGGACTCAAGTATCACATTGAGTCTAACAGAGGCAACTTAGCTCAACAGGCTATCGGTAAGTTCATTAGGAACCGTAAGCAAGGTAAGACAGTTGAGGTAACACTTGAGGTGGCTAAACATCGTAAACTAATGCGTGCATTGGTTGAGCATGTACAGCTATCTAAGTGGTGGTCTAAGCTAGATACAGGGGTGTACCTGTATGAGTCTGATAAGTTCGGATTCTCTATCTCTTGGGATACATCAACTGTACACCTTCAAATAGCCAGTGATGAGGCTTAGCCTACCATTGGTACTACTTAGATGCTTAAGAGCCTTAGAATGGGCTCTAAGGAGCTCCTAGGGTGTAGGTTACTGTCCTCTATAAGGACACAATAGGAATTTATAAGCACCAAGGATGTACCTGTTGTGTTCTTATAGAGATCTAGAGTGATTCTTGGGTGTTTTAATGTATATATCACCAGAAGTGTCACCTTAGTATCACATAGAAGTATCACCTTAGACTTACATAGATTGATGCTACCTTGATCACTAATGACTCTCACTGAGTCTTATATGATTACCTACCTACATTATCATTATTGAAAGCTCAATGCTAACTAAGCAGACTGTATTGATTCTTCACAGATTCTATACTTTCCCTCTATAGTTTCACTTAACTCATTACTGAGTCTCATGTGGGTCGTATTCGAAATCTACTTAGTTAGCATTGAGTTCTCTTCTCTCATCCTAGAATCTACCTTGATTCTACATAGACTCTAATGTGGGCATTAGGGACTCAAAGCAGTGCCCATCTCTGCTTGTCATAATCCTTCTTATTTGAGAAACTTAATTCTCTCTATAAGGACACAATAGGATTATCCTATGTGTAGCAAGGGATGTAGGAGTTATCCACAATTTAATATAACCTGTGGATAACTTGTTGATAACTATGTGGATAACTATGGACACGTCCTCGTTCCTCGTTGTGTCCAATATGTGAATCTTTATTTAATCAAAGGAGTGCTATTATGCAAAACCAAACAACCAATAACAACGCAAAAGAAGTAACATTTACAACAACTTCTGAAACATTTAAAACTATGATTGATGTATTTGACATTAGAGACCAATCAGATTTAGATTCTTTGTTAGAGCATTTAATTGAAGATGCGATAACTAAAAGACTTTTTAGATAACTCTCATTTGCATAGTGTAAATCACACTGCCCCGCACTATGCATCTTATATGGTGGGCTGGTGGACTTGGCAAATCCTTTAGTGAATCAGTTAGCCACACCCTGTGAGAGTCCTGAGCATGACTTAAAACTGCTTTTTCTTCCTAATATGCATTGACTAAACCAGTGTGTATTACGAAGCGATCTAGCTTCATCTTTATAACCCGTAATGTGTATTCGAGAGAGAACAGCCTCGACTGTAATACGCATTACAATAATTAGGAGACAATAACATGTCAATCAATAAAGTAACACTTGTAGGAAACTTAGGCGCTGACCCAGAAATTAAAGTATTTCAGGATGGCGGTTCATTAACTAATGTAAGCATCTACACAGATGAATCTTACAAAGACACTCAAGGCAATAAGGTTGAGGCTCATCAAATACATAGAGTTGTATTCAGAGGTAATGTTGCTAATATTGCAAACACATACCTTAAGAAAGGCTCAAAAGTATATGTTGAAGGTAAACTTAATCATCGTAGCTTTGTAAACAAGGATGGAATCACACAATATGTGACTGAAATCATTGTCGCAGGTTACCAAGGCATCTTACAAATGCTAGATAAAGCACCAACTCAACAAGAGCAACCTCAAACACAACAAACAGTTGCAGTTGACCAGCCGTTTTAGAGTGTTTACAGCGTTTACCCCAACTAGGGCTCTGAACGCTGTTTTCTTAATCAAATGCTATTATGTTTCTTGGCAGGATTTTAGCAGATTGTGCTATGAATCCTTACGAAGTAGTTCACATTCATTCATAAATAGGAGTAATATAATAGTTAAATATAAACCAGGTTCAGTAGTGCCTTTAATTAGTAACAACAATTCAATTAACTTAGGAGATATCATGGCTAAACATGAAACAGAAACAAGAACAGAAGTACA